TGAGGAGGATAGTGATATATATCACGACAAGTTTTACACGGTCTTCGGTTTTTTCGGTGACTGCAAGTTCTCGAATCATTTATAATATGTCAATATAATATAAATGAGTCGTCGTCAACCACCATTGAGTGGCTCTGAACCTACGTTTACCAACAAGTATTGGGGGACGTCTATAGGTATAGGTAATAACAACTGTTACGCTTATGCTGTGGGTGATTATGAGAAATATCGTCAGCAGAAGAGTGTTCCTGGGGATAGAAGTGGTCGATCTAAATGGTATCACTCCTATACGAACTGTAAAAACTTACCAAAACGTGTCGTATCTGACAACCCCAAGAAGGTGTATATCGTCAAGGGGAATACACGGTGTAAGACTGGATACTACAAAGTTATGATGTTTGTCACTGGTAAAAATAAAATGACCCCATTCAATAACGGTGATTTTCACTTTTATAAACAACATGGCCTGGTGGAATATAAACCAAAAGAGGGTGACACGAAAACAAGTATTGCTACATTTTTTAAGGTGTCGACGCGTAAAATACCAACGGTCGTTGTGGGTAAGATGATGAAACTAAAGGTGAACGTATTCAGTCATAAGCGTGGTTGGGCGACAGGCCCACTACTGACTGATGCGAAGAGTAAAGTGATTAAGGATCCAAGGAAGGCCAGTAGAAATTACGGCGGTTTAAATTACAATACCTATTGTAGTTCATTCTGTGTGAAGAACAAGGGGATCGATGTCGGAAAGACTAGAGCCAATATCCGAAAGAAGAGCGTCTAGATCAACGACGTCTTCTATATCAAATGATATATCAAATATATCCATCACATTAAATATCATATCGTCATTCATCGATAGGACATTTGATGTCGTATTATAGTTATTTTCAACCGTCAATGTAACCTTGAAGTTGGATACATCAAACACCTTTCGACATTCTGGACATGTATTCTTGCCTTGTTCTTTCCATTGCTCTATACATTTTGAATGAAATACGTGTCCACAACGAAGTGGAGGATTGGTTCGAGTCCCCTTAACTGGGTTGAGACATATCGAACACGTACACATTTCCCTGGTGTACACAACTATACTTTTTTTAATATATACCCGCAACCTTAAGAAGAGGCTTGTCACATCTCTGGCACTGACCATCATTGGAGACGGTTTGTTCGTTGGTCACGATGTTGATGAGTTCGGGACCCTTACTCTGGAGAAGTTGACGGTATTTATAGTTATCGACATAGTCGATTTGATTGTTGGTCATTATGTAATTGTTCAAGAGTCGCGAAGATGTGTTGATGGTGAAACATCTCCCATCGGCCATACCAAGTCGTTGAGACATTTAGTATAAATTTAGAAATTAATTCTGTTGTTGACAATAGTCTTTGTCCATGAATTAAATTCTTTCTTTCTTAGTTCCTTAATCAAATCCTGACATTTGTATCCCATGAAAGTGTCGAATACATCGATGGTCTGAGTGGGAGATACCCTGATGTTTTCACATTCGTTAATATGATGATTGATGATGTTGTAAGCAAATGCAATTTCTTTGAGTGTCTCTGCACCAGTGATGATGATCTTCCCTGTACTGAATATACTCGTCGTGATACGCTTCATATCTTCGGCAGGTTTGAACTTTATCTTTACAGCTGAATATCTATCAGGTTCAAAAGAAACTTCGAAGAGGTCATCACACTTTTCAAAGTGTTGGGCTGTGAGGTGGAGGTTGAGGTTATGGTTGAGACTGAAGTTTGAATTGATCATCACAACCCTGAACGTATCAGGTGATAAACTTTGTTCAATACATAAAACATCTTTGAAGAGGATATTCAAATTAGTTATCACACGTTGACAGTCGAATAGGTCTGAGCAACCAGCGACTTGAATACTCCCATTGGGGAAAATCTTCATAGACTTGGTGCTGTAGGTATCCATATAGGTCAAGGTTACTTGATTGTAAAATGTCGTGGACGTCTTGAGATTCCATTCAAAAGGTAATTTAGATTGGAACGCTCGCATCTTTTCATCCGGCTCGGCAAATAAAGACTTTACTTTCTCGATGTCAATCTTTACTTCTTCGCTAAAGCCAGAAATCATTGTGATGGTCGTGATCTTTACCCAAGAAGGCATCTTGTCCTCTGGAAATGTATCCCTGAACTCATCCAGAGTCAGGAGATACGAGAACGTATTATTTGCAACTGCGTTGTACATTTGATGTATAACAATGACTTTAAAGATTGTTTACTTAGGTTAAAGAAATCAATGCTTTTTATTTTATGACTTCTATCCTTAAATCTGCTCACGTCATATATGATGTCGAAGAAGATCGTTCCTACATTGAAATTCTATACTCGAAATATATCAGTGACGAAGGATACAAAACCTTTATCGATTACCTTGATGCCAAACCAATTGGTGAATGGACACAAATCATTTCCAAGACACGAGGTGTTCGCTACGAGAAATTTATCGATACTATGATTGAAAAGACGACAGAAACTCGTCAGAAGATGGCTTCCATCATGTTAGAAAATATCATGGAATACACATTCAATACTGTTAGTACACAGATTCGTATCATGAACAGTGTAAAAATCTTGGACCCCACCTTCACTCCACCCTATGTTAACAAAAGATGCTCTTGGCAGATGGAGTTTGTTGGAACCTTCTGCAAAGATATCTTACCCGATGTAATCGAACGTTGTACGAATATCAACCGTCTTGAACGGTTCTTCAGCGTCTTGAAATTAATAGAGCTAGAACTGTAAGGATTGCCACAATGAGCATCCATCTAGGAAACACCCTCTTCCCGCGAACCTTTTCCACCAAAATCTTATTAACTTTATAATTTGTAAATCCTATGTCTATATTCCTCTGGGGATATAAGGGTCTAGACATCGGACACAAAGTAGGTTGTTGTGGGGCACCTATCAACATACCACCCGAGTACATGGGACCCTCTTCTTCCATCTCGAACTGGGCATCTTTTTCCTCGGGGTATTTGAACGTAGAAAACTTTTCAACGCGACGTACAGCCCCTGGGCCTGAATGAACAAACGGGTTGATACGATTTATAGACGCGTCGTCATCGAGCATCTGAACACTCATCTTGATATTATGCTACATTATAATTTTTTGTCTTGACCTTTTGTTTATGCTCTATCCACATCTTATCCAAATCGACATTCAGCATATGTGCCAGCTGGAATAGGTAACTGAACACATCACCCATCTCCATCATGACGTCGGTCCCACGCTCTTTTTTCAAATTCATCTTCTTATATTTCTTTTTATACTGTCGGATCGCAGACGCGAGTTCACCAAATTCTTCTGTGAGAAGTAACCACACGGTGTCTACATTAACTTTATCCCAACCCTTCAATTTGCAAACTTTTTCAGTCTCGCATTTGTAGTAGTTCAGACTCATTCTTACTGTATAGTTGTGTCCCAACTTTAATATACTTTAAGGATACCATAGTAAAAAGAACATGACCGGTAAAAGATATGCAGACTTTTTTTGTGGTCTGGGTGCATTCCATACCGCATTCGACAAGTTAGGTGACGACTATCAATGTGTATTTGCATGTGACATCGATGAAAAGGTGCGTAAGATTTACCATAAAAACCATGGGATTGAACCACATGGTGATATAAACGCGATCGATATAGAATCCATGCCAGATTTCGATATCTTTTGTGCCGGGTTTCCCTGCCAACCTTTTAGTATCGCCGGGAAAAAGGAAGGATTCCAAGATAAACTAAAGGGAAATCTTTTTTATAAAATATTAGATATCATCGATGTTAAATCACCACAAAAGATTATTTTAGAAAATGTAAAAAATTTACACACCATTCATAATGGGGAAACATTCAAAATTATTATTTCATCGTTGGAAGATCGAGGATATAAAGTATCTTACAAAGTTTTAGATTCTAAAAATTATGGATCTCCACAATCGAGACAACGTATATACATCATATGCGATAAGGATACCAAGTATACATTCAGATCGGTCAACAAGCCAATCACGCCAGTGTCAACTATCATCGATCATACAGTGACAACCTTCTTCGACTACGAAGGAAAATATATTCTCCAACCCGCCAAGGGACGGATGAAATATACACTCATAAATAAGAAAACCGGGAAGGGTGGACGTCAAGGTGAACGAGTATATTCGATTGATGACTATGGACCAACCATATGTGCATCATCGGGTGGTCCGGGATCGAAAACAGGACTGTACGAGATTGATGGGAAGATTAGAAAACTTACCATCAAAGAGGCACTCCAAATGTCGGGTTTTAGTCCACAGTATCTCTATGGACTCAAAGATAACATGTTATTTTATGTCGGTAATAGCATCGTCGTCAATGTTCTAGATGAATTACTACAGGATATTTAACATCCAATAGAGATGGTACAATTTTAAATTGAATATCATTAGCACTTTTTCGACCACCGTCGCCACCTTTTCGTTGAAACGTGAAGGATGGACCAAGTTGCACAACAGTCATCGATTCCCTGATAGAGAAATCATATCGCATCAGTGAATCTATCACATCTTTTATAGCTACAAACATAATCTTCGTTCGCTTTGAATCCTTCTTATCCCATTCAGTGACACATAATAGATCAGGTTTCAATTCACCATATCCAAGAAGGGTGTGTTCCAATATAATTCTTTTTGTTGTGTTGAGTGTTTCAAGTATCAACGGACTAAAATATTTCTTCTGTTCACAACGCTCCTTTAGTAAAGCGGATATAGCCTCGAGACCAGGTATTGCTTTAACTAGATTATCAACAGTACCTCTCGAAACCTGCTGAAACTGTCCAACTTTACTTTTCTTCACTTGTATATTGATCGTATCATTGGTCAAGTCCACTTTACTTTTCCGATCTTCATTAATTCTAAAACCATTCTCAATGAAAGAGGCTACCCAATGCTCTTCACTGTAGCCTCGTTTGGCAGTAGACGCATTTACGCGTTTCTGTGACAGGTAAAGTAAATTCACTGCCCCCAGAAGAATATCCATAATTTACATACCTATTTGATTCGACTTAGGTATTTTTTTACCCATCGTACTTGTGTTGACGGGTCTATCAATTGGGCGAGCGACTGTTTCAATATCCTGGACGTAGCCTATGTACTGGGCGACACCAGTCTGGATCTGGGTCAAGGCGGTTTTAATCACGATATCATTCAAGGTTTTCACCTGAGCCTGTACACGATTATGATGATCACCAGAGTTGTGGATGAAGACCACACGCATAATGGCGAAAAGGTCGTCTGGGTTTTGGTAATCGATCGAGATTCCCGTTTTATTCTTGAAAGCCTGACGGATACCTCTTTGTAAAAGGTTGGTATTGAATTCAGAAAAGAACAATGTGTTCAGGGGAGTCGAACACTGTTGAATAGATCTGACTTCCATTTTATATATACCCCGAAAAAAAAACTATTCGTAAATATTAAACGATGAAGTTTGCCGACTTTGACGAAGCCTATACTCCCACGATCAACAATACCTACCCAGAGCCTGTGTGCAAGAGTGGTGAATGTTTCGTTGGTTCTTACCCTCCCATCACTCCCCCAGGTGAAGTAGGTCCCTTTTACACCAACACTTACCTTTTACAGTCTGACCGCCGTAAGGAGGTTGCTGGTCCCGTCCCCGTCCGTAGTCGCGATTTCAAGTAAGTTAAAAATAATATAGGTATCTTAGATAATGAGGGTTACTAAACGTTCCGGTCGTATTGAAGATATGAAATTTGACAAGGTCACCAGTAGGATTTCAACACTCACGGATAATCTCTCTGAGAATGTTGATTCTACAAAGGTTGCCCAGCAAGTTTTCTCTTCCATGTACGACGGTATCACCACTCACGAAATTGACACACTGTCAGCAGAAATTTGTATCGGTATGATTACATCAGATCCCGACTACGAAGTTCTCGCTACCCGTATTGTCGCCAGTAACATTCAGAAGAATGCCCCCAACACGTTTCAGGTTGCCATGAAGAAACTCGCAACCGCGGGTATCGTCACGCATGAAATAGTTGAAGTCGCCACACAGGTGAAGGATCATATCAAAAAAGAACGCGATTTCGATTTCGGGTATTTTGGTCTGAAGACACTCGAAAAGAGTTATCTTCAGAGAAGTGAAGGTAAGGTAATGGAGACACCACAATACATGTTCATGCGTGTATCTATCGGTATTCATGGTAAAGATATCCCAGCTGTCATCGAAACGTATGACATGATGTCACAGGGACTGTTCATCCATGCCACACCAACCCTCTTCAATGCTGGTACGCCTCGACCCCAAATGAGTTCATGCTTCCTGATCGCAAACAAGGATGACTCTATCGATGGTATCTATGAAACCCTAACCGAATGTGCTCAAATCAGTAAATGGGCTGGTGGTATCGGTATGCATATTCATAACGTGAGATCCAACAAGTCTCGTATTCGTGGAACCAACGGTCAATCTGATGGTATCATCCCAATGCTCCGCGTTTTCAACTCTACTGCTCGTTACGTGAATCAGGCAGGGAGACGTAAGGGATCCATCGCGGTGTATCTCGAACCATGGCATGCTGACATCATGGATTTCCTGGAACTCCGTCTCAACCAGGGCGATGAAGAATCGAGATGTCGTGATCTCTTTTCAGCTCTGTGGATTCCTGATCTCTTCATGAAGCGTGTAGAGGAGGGTGGTAACTGGTCACTGTTCTGTCCCGATACTGCTAAAGGTCTATCTGATTGCTACGGTGAAGAGTTTGAAACACTTTACACCAGGTACGAAGAAGAAGGTCTCGCAAATGCGACGATCCCAGCGACTGAAGTC